GAAGGGGATAAAAACAGGAGTGGCAGGTGTAACCCCGAACTCTGTTTCCTCCACATACGCTATTTCATGCCGTGAGCCTGTTGCACATGCCATATCAATTCTCCGTTATCGCTCTGAAGTTGATTGTTACTGGTACTGTGTACCAAGGTGACTCAATTATACTCGCTGATGGGTAAGAATTCAACACAGTAACACGAGTACCGCTATATGTTAAGTCAGTACCGCGCTTAAAGGTTTCCACAAGTTGTGCCACCATCGCCCTGATAGCGCCGTTTCCCTCGTCTGTGGGGTAGTTGCAGGATATTTGCACGAAGCCACGAATATCGTTAGTGCCGTAGGTTCCGAGGGTGTTCTGGGTTGGTTCAGCAAAGAAGATGTCGAACTTCAGGTATTCAACGCCTACCTCCGGTGTGTATCGGACGTTGGGCCATGCAATAGCGGGCATATCTGCCATGCCTGCAAGCGTTGCCCGGAAGGCGTTCTCGATGTTAGTGAATGCGCTCATTGTCTGTTAGCCCTTCTCAGTGCCGCGTCCCATTCTGCAACTGTCACGCGCACCATTCCTTGTGGTGCTTGCTTGCTACTCCCATACTCAAGTTTTTTGATATATGGCAGGTTATTTGTGAGGTAGAGAACGTCCCCCGGTTGCGCCCTGGTTGCTACGCTTGCGGCTTCGCGCTTTGAGCCTGCTCCGCTCTTGTCGGTCTGCTCTGTGGTCGATGTGTCGATGCTGTTTATCTCAGCGTTCCAGTTCGCCCGCGCCCTGCCTGTGTCCACCGGAGTCCTTACGATTATTGCAGTGGCAAGCTGGAGGTATGCGGCGGTCATTACCTTGTGAGGCTCCTCCTTGGCTTTTTTTACCCACTTTGCAACATCGCTCTCAAAACTCATCGCCTGACCTGCACCTTATATAATATCGCCGTTGCGCCGGGCTTTATAGTTTCAACATTCACAACCTGCCACACCTCGTTATCAACTTCCACCTCTTGCACCGTTCGCGGAATCGTCACGCTAGGCTCGACAAGTAAAAGCTGGTCCCCCTGCTGGATTATCGTGCCGTCAATGGAACTTTTAGAGTATTTCGTCAGCACACCAAACGGTTCAAGATATGTCGGAGTTCCTTCTGTAAATTCGCCAGTGATGGGGTCGGTTGTATCCTCGCCGGGTATTTCAAACTTGACAGGGATGCCATACTTCTGAATCAGCTTTTTGGCGGTCTTTACGTATCGGCTGTAATTCATCGCGCCAACCTCAACCCCGAACGCTTGAAGGGTAGCAACAGCGAATGGATGCGAGGGAACACCGTCTGCCCTGCCTTGCGCTGATTCTCCGCATACTCCGTTTCGATAACGTCCACCTTTTCACGCGTAACGCCTACGGTCTGGGCTTCTGTGAGGTCTTCACCATCGAGGGCTAAGAGTGCCGCCTCAGCTGCTGCCGCCTTAACTTGCGCCGGGATAACATCGGTATCATAAGAAAAACCGTCAACTACCAATCCGGCGCGGGGGAACTGGCGGAGCTGGTCAGACGTAACGCGTCCACCTTTGAATGGACTTTGCATGTCTACGTAATCGCAACCCTGCGCTATGAGTGCATCAAGTCCAGTCTCTGCGGATATATCACGCCCGCGCTCAAGCGCGTACGCTTGTAAATATGTAGCGTCGATGTAATCAGCCATCTGCTATCCCTTTTTTGTTTTTCTCCGGTTGATAACTGCATTGTGCTCTTTTTCAGATACGATCTGCCCGGGGATAAGCCCGTCCTTGTTCTTTTTCGGCTCGCGCTTGGCTGTGTCTTTTTCTTCCATTTTTTTACTCCTGTGGAAAGGGCGGAGCCGAAGCCCCGCCCATTGCGGTTTAGTTGGTAATTAAGAATGCCATAGGCACAGACTTACGATCAACTACACGATCCCATAGGCCAGCGGTTGCCAGCTCGGTCTGATTGTAGGAGAAACCGTTAGCCGGGGGAGTAGTGGTGATCTGCTTAAACCCGAAAGGATGCAGAATCCAGGTAGCACGACGCCAGAGGCTTTCAATACCACCACCTCCGCCCTGGGTAGCTTCGCGCTCCACTTCGACCGGGACAGGAGGAGCACCTTCGCCGTAGCCGAAAGCCTGGGGGCCAAACAATACACTTACGTACTTGAATCCGTCGGTACTCCCGGCAAGTACTGGAAGGCCATCGTCAACAATAATCCTTCGCCCCATATATGCCTGGTAAAGCAAGTTACCTTCAGAATCCCGCACGTCTTCGGCGTCGTTAAGCTTTGCAATGGTTTTTGCAACCACTGAATGCACTGCGATAGCGGTAACGCCCTCTACGTTGTCGCCGAGGGTGAAAGCTGCCTCGATGAACGCGTCGCGGTTAAAGCGAGTGCCTGCATCCTGCGAAGCTATAGCCTCAGCCGCAACGTCCTCAACCATGTCGCTTGAATAGTTGGCTACGTTATCAGCAAGTACGCCGTTAGTTGCGGAAATCAAGCGGCGCTGCCACTGACGCTGAAAATACATATCAGTACGCGCACGGATGTGGTCCATTGCCTTGGTGCCGAGCGCCAATTCGGTCGCGAGGTCCGAAGCTGACCATCCCTTATTTACGAAAGCCTTACGGGCAATCTGCTCACCTTGAGATGCAGCAACAGCCGCCGCAACATCTGTCGGATTGTCAGTGGAATAGTTAACCTCTTCGCTCCCGTCAAGGTCTTTCCAGAACGGAAGTTCCGCAGTCTTGCCCGCCGAGTTAGCAAGTTCGTCGAGCAGGGGAGTGCGAGTTACAATGCCTGATTGAAAAAATGCGGTCTTCTCCGGGCCATTAACCGGGGGAAGGTCGCGGAAAACTGTGACATCAATGATGTCTGAGAGCTGTGTAGTTGCCATGATTTATTACCTTTCGTTGTAGTAATCGTCGCGTATGCGCTGATATGTGTCCGGGTCTTTTCTCTTCAACTCAACCAACTCAGCGCCCGTGTATTCGTTAAACTTCTTCGTGGCCCCGCCACCTGTACCAGAGCCCCCGGCTCCGCCACCCGATGCGCCCGGTGCGTCAACGAGGAAGGGATATTCTTCCCTCATCTGACTCACCAGCTTATCCTTGTCGACCGGAACACCGCCTACTTCGATGTAAGCGCCTTTCTCCGGATCGTATTTGATGGCCGCCATTGCTTCCTGTTTCAGAATCTTGGCTCGCTTTTCGTCTGTAGTCAATTTTGCAGCGATACTGGATGCAAGAGACTCGCGCTCCTTTTCCTGTATCGTCTGCTTAAACGTCGCAGCATCGCGCCGTTCCTTTTCGAGTTCTGCCTGGGTCTTTTCGTACAGCTCCTTAAACTCGCCCTTTTCCTTCTGGCGTTCTTCCTCGATGCGCTGTTGCTCCTGTTCCAAAGCCTGTCGCTTTTCGCGTTCGGACTTGGTTTCTCCCATCAACTCGCTGATCTTTGCTTTCAGTCCTGAAACGTCCTCAGGTTGTGGCATTCCTTCAACCTTGAGTTGATACCCGTCCCCCTGCTTCTCATAGAGGGCTTGCATGTTTTCTTCTAGCTTCTCAAATTCTTCCGCTGTGATATTAAACTTCATGGTTGTACCTTTCCCCGTCCCTGACGGTGGTTTGAGTAACCCTGTTACTCACTGTGTAAAATTGTGCTACTCAATTATGTAACTGATTTTTATGAATTGTCAAGGGTTATTCCCTCAACAGCCTTCAACTCATCCAACGTATATAACTCCCCCGTCGGGTCAACAAACTTATCGAGCGACAAACGCCCACTCCTGAACAGCTCCGCCCGTGTCTTGCCTAGCGCCTGTTCCTGAAAGTCTGCGCTCTGTCTCTTTAGCCATGCGGGGTACGTGGTCTTTGCTCCGACCTGCGTTGTGCCTTCATCCCCCTTTGCGGGTCTTTCACCCTCAAACCCAGGTAGCTGGTATTCGTCTTTTACTTCATAGGCGTAGGTGCTTCGACAATTCACATGCGCGGGTAAAGATGGCTCCTCGCCTATCTCGTAGATGTTGCCATCTCTTGAGCCACATAGCGTAGTGGTGCGACTGTCCAGCGTTGCCACGTACCGCAACCCCTGCAATATGTCTCCATGTTCCTTTCCAAACTCACGCCGGGCAGTATTGGCATAATGGTTAGTAGCTGTGCGCGTCATCGCCTCCGCTGATCTGCGGGATGTCTCAATTGCGCCTTGTATGCGCTCAACAATTACATCGTTGGTATCGCCTGCAAAATATCCTTGCCGGGTAACTGCCAACACTCGTTCAACTGAGTCCGTGCGATAGTTGCGGGTAATCTCCGTGAAAGGTCTTCCGAGGATGGGTTTAGCTAATGCCGCACTCGCTATCTGTCGTGCCGCGGCAACGGTGGTGTCAATCT